ATAGTTCTTTCCATAGCAGTCTTTGCAGTCGCTGTGGAGATCAAATCAAATGGCGATAGGTAATTATAGTCACGCTAGACTCCTTGCTTTAATTAAAAAGCAACAAGAAGCGACTCCAGCAGGTGAAGCTGGCGGCTCAAACACTCAGCTACAGTTTAACAACAATGGTTCTCTGGGGGGAATTTCTCAGTTCACCTTTGACGGATCAGATATGAAAGTCGCAGACGACACCAAAATTAAATTTGGGACCAATAGTGAAGGGCATATCTTTTATAATGAAGCAAGGGGTGACTTTTTAACAATATCTGGATCAGCCAATGGAATTGTTCTTTCTGGATCAACAATACAGATAGATGGAACACTTGAGGGTGCATCCCCGCTCAAAATTGGTGGGGAAGTGCAATTCACTGGCGCTGGTTCAGCATTTAATTTTGGACCCAACAACGAGGCAAAAATTTTATTTGATAACGGATCAGCAGAAGCTCTAGTCATATCCGGTTCGGCGGCTACTGGAGTAATCTTATCAGGATCTAGCGTTCATGTAGATAAATTTTTATCAATCGGCACACGAGAGGCGACCCATGCATTGACTTTGCCGAACAACAGCGATGCCAGCGGTCAAGCTAAAGCAAATGCATTTTTTTCATATTCTTCAATAAGATACAAAAAAGATGTTGAGCCTCTTGAATCTGCTATTGATACGATAAACAAGCTTCAAGGCGTTTCATATAACTGGAAAGATACAGGGAAGAAAGACTTTGGTTTCATTGCAGAGGATGTTGGAAAAGTAATACCTGAGATTGTTGAGTGGAGCCAAGATTCGCAATATGCAAACACAATGGACTATACTAGGATCATTTCGTTTTTGGTTGAGGCTGTAAAAGAGCAGCAGAAGAAAATTGATCTTTTGGCTGAAAAATTAGATAATTTAGATGTATAATGGTGTCAAATGAATAAGCCCGATTTAAATACAATTGCAAAAATAGAGAAAGCAATTTCTAAAAAATACGGCTCAGAAACAATTGTTAATCCAAAATCTGGTTGGACAAAAGATAAAGAGCTTCTTTACTTAGAGCAGATTAAGGTTCAACACAAAAAGCAAATTAAAAGAAGACAAGACACGGAAAAGATTAATAAAGATGGTTTTTTCGTATCAAAAAAACTACTTACTAAAGACGAAGACCGTGTTTGTCCTACTTGCTTTGAGTACTCGTTTAATTTAAAAGATGACTTATATATGAACAAGTATGATTGCTGCTGGAAATGTTATATGCATTTTGTTATAGGAAGAGAAGAAAGGTGGATGGACATAGACCAGAGAGTGGAGTTTTTAGGAAACTTTTATAAGGGGAAAGATAATGGCTAATATTTTAGATGTTGTACAGACAATTCAAAACATTGTAGGGCAAAAGGGGTACGATGGAGCCCTTGACGAAGAAGGAAACCCAGTAAAGATTGGGCTTAAAAGAGAAGTTGATAATACTGTAACGGACAGCAGACTTGTTGATGGCTTTGGAGTAAGATTTCAGGGCGACAAGATGATACTTAGTTATTCTTCTGAGTGCAATATCAAACAAGTTCAAAAAACAAATTTTGAGGATATAGTGGAGCAACACATCACAGACATCATTTCTTTTATTAAAAAAGAATATAGAGGAGCAGCGGGAAGAAACCTTAGCTTAACTAAGGAAGGAGAGACCGACATCCTTGTTCAAAAAATGTCCAACTTCCGAACTTGGTATCAGTCAAGTTGTATTTACAAGATTGGCTCGGCGGAGGGAGTTCTGGAAGAGGACAAGCCAAAAGATATTAACGAGAGTATTAAAAGCTGGCTTAAATCTGCCAAAAACTAAACTACTGTGAGAAATGGCTTACAAACTATCAAAAAAAGAGATTCTCTCTGAAATAGTGAAGTGTGGCAAGGACCCCGACTTCTTTATCAATAGCTATGCTAGGATCTCTCATCCAATCCATGGTACTGTGCCCTTCAATACCTATGACTTTCAAACCCAACTCCTAAAAGATTTTAATGACCATCGCTTCAATGTTATCTTGAAAGGGCGGCAGTTGGGAATTTCTACCATCACTGCGGCTTATGTATCTTGGATGATGCTCTTTCACAGGGATAAAAACATTCTTGTTATGGCTACCAAGTTTCAAACAGCAGCAAACTTGGTTAAGAAAGTTAAAGCTATCATTAAAAACCTACCAGACTGGATGCAAATAGCAACTATCTCCATTGACAACAGGGCTTCCTTTGAGCTAAATAACGGCTCTCAGATTAAAGCCTCTACAACTTCTGGAGATGCAGGTCGTTCAGAAGCCCTGTCTCTTCTCGTAATTGATGAGGCAGCACACGTAGAAGGGCTTGATGAACTCTGGACTGGTCTTTATCCTACCCTATCAACAGGTGGGCGTTGCATTGCTCTATCTACCCCAAATGGTGTGGGAAACTGGTTTCACCAAACCTATGTTGACGCAGAAGCAGGTATCAACGATTTTTTTCCGACTATTCTACCATGGCATGTTCATCCTGATCGCGATGATGAGTGGTTCGAGGAAGAAACGAAGAACATGTCCCAGCGTCAAGTGGCTCAAGAGTATGAATGCAATTTCAACATGTCTGGTGAAACCGTTATTCACCCTGATGATATGGCTAAAATAAAACAAGGACTTCGGGATCCAAAGTACAAAACAGGCTTTGATAGAAACTTTTGGATTTGGGAAGAATATCAGCCCGGAGAAAGCTATCTTCTTGTGGCAGATGTTGCTCGTGGAGACGACAAGGACAGTTCTGTTTTCCACATCATGAAGCTATCAACGATGGAAATCATCGGAGAGTACAAGTCTAAAATTACACCAGATCTTTTCGCTAACATGCTCAACGAAGTAGGCAAAGAGTTTGGCGAGTGTTTAATGGTAATCGAGAACAACTCAGTCGGTTTTGCTGTCTTAGACAAACTCAGGGACTTGGCTTACCCAAATCTTTACTATTCAATTAAATCCACTCATGAGTATGTCGAACAATATATAGGTGAAACAGCCTCAAATGCTGTTGCTGGCTTTTCTACAACCTCCAAAACAAGACCACTGATTGTGGCAAAAATGGAAGAATTCATTAGAAATAAACTAGTTACAATATATTCTACTAGACTATTTAATGAGTTAGAAACATTTGTTTGGCAGAACGGCCGCCCGCAAGCAATGCGTATGTACAATGATGACTTGGTGATGGCTTTTGCGATTGGGTGCTGGGTTAGGGACACAGCCCTAGAAACAAATCAAAGGGACATAGAGTATACAAAAACATTTCTTAGTACGATGACTAGGACAAAAAGTGAATTAAATACGACTATTCCGGGTCAACAGGGCTATAAACCTGTTGCAAAAAGTGCTAGAATAAAAGAACAACAGCAATATAATTGGATTCTTAAAGGATAAAAATAATGGCTCCCAAAAATGGAAAAAATGTAAGAAAT